GTCCTCGGCGATATCGCTCGCGGCCGCGTCCTTGCGGAGAGTCGCGCGAGTGCCTTGCGAGGCGGTAACGACCAGGCAGTTTCGGCTCTGCGCAATACTCCGGAGCCGCTTCCAGATCCCATCGATTTGGTGCCGGTATTCCCGGTCGCGGCTCTCCGGAGCGACGATGTCCGCGTAATCGACGACGATCACGTCCGGATAGAATCCCTCGTAATGGGCGAGATTGTCGAGGCTGCGCTCGATGTCGGAGACTGTCGCGGAGTAGGCCGGGAAGGTCTCGATCCGCAAGTCGCCGGAGCGGATCTGCGTCCGGATCTTCTTCTGCTCCTCCCGGATCTGCGACGGATCGATCCCTTCGAACGGGATCGCCTCGTGGTCGATGTAGTATGTGTCCCCGTCCTTGCGGAAGGTCGGGACCTCGATCTTCTTCGCGAACCGGGGCTGACCTTTCACCATCATCCACGATCGGCGAATACTCTGCGATCGGGTCATCTCGAGAGAGAAGAAGACCGCGCGGAGCCCGACGATCGAAGCTCGATAGGCGACGAAGAGCATCCACCAGGACTTGCCGCGCTTCATCGTCCCAAGGACCGCGAAGAAGTCCCCGCGAAGGAAGGGGCCGATCCCTTCTCCGAGCGCTCCGGGGAGCTTGAAGAGTTGCTCCTCCTCTTCCATGAAGGCCGACGTGACCGCCACGTCGTGACGGTAGATCCGGACGATGTCGCCGCCGGGAGCTTCGACTCGTCGGTAATCGGCGACCATCCCTTCGGCCGCTTCGGTGTCTCCGGATTCGATCGCGGCCCCGATCTCTTCTTGGAGTCGGGAGAGCGAGCGCCGCTTGAAGTAGCGAGTCGCCTCAGAGACCGCGAACTCGAGGTTGAAGGCGCTCGCGTTCTCCCACTCGGCCGAGAGCGATTCGAGATACTCGGCGACGAGATCCACATCTTCTTCACTCGGAAGCTCTGCGCGCTTCCGCAAGTAGACCTCTTGGATATCCCGGCCGGGGGACTCCTTCGTGATCGAGAAGTATTCCCAGACCCAGGACGCGATCGCGCGGGAGAAAGACGATTCGAATAGGTCGGGCCGCGCGATCCCGACGATCGACTTGAGGAATGGAGTCGAGACGATGGTCCAGGTAAGGACTTGCCTTTCTTCCGAGAGGGATATCTTGGTGCGTTTCAGAGAAGCTCTTCCTTTCCCCCGGCCCGGTAGCGGGACATAAGCTCGGTGAGTAGATCGTCCTCGGAGGCCGATCGGCCGTCGAGGATCTCGCGGACCATCGTCATCCGGTCATCGAGAAGCTCCATGATCTCCTCTTCGACCGTCCCGGCGGCCACGAGATAGTAAGCGTATACCGAATCGGCTTCCTGTCCGATCCGATGCACTCGATCCTCGGCTTGGAGATGGTCCGAAGGCGACCAGCCCAACTCGACGAAGCAAGTCGCGCTCGCCGCGGTAAGGTTGAGCCCGACTCCGGCCGCGATGATGTTTCCTACGAGAAGGCTCGGTCCGTTCGGACTCTGGAACCGATCGACGATCTCTTGCCGCGCGGATCCCGTCACGCCTCCGTAGACTCGGACCGCGTCGGCGCGAAAGGCCTCATAGATAAAGTCGACGACCGCTCGATGGTAGGCGAAGACGATGAGCTTCTGCCCGCTCTCCAGATATGAGCGAATCCATCCGATCACGTAGTGCTTCTTGGCTTCGAAGGCCGTGTTCTTCAGCGAGTCGAAGGTCTTGATATTCGCGATCTTCGCCCCTCCCTTCGCGAGAGTCGCGCGGGCTCTCTCGTGAGCCTTGTTGTAGGCCGAGAGATCGTCGACCTCGAGCGGGACGACGACCCGGACTTTCGCGGGAAGCTCTTTCAAGACATCGACCTTCTCCCGCCGGATCATAAGCGGCCGTAGGAGCTTGCGAAGCTCCCCGGTATTCGTAGCGCCTTTGAAGGACCAACCGAAGCCGTTGTACTGCGGATCGCAGTAGCGCTGGAGGAAGGACCATCTCGACTTCGGATCGAAGACGACCGGATCGAGAAGCGAGAGGACGTTGAAGAACTGCGAAGGATAGGATCGGATCGGAGTCCCCGAGAGCGCGATGAAATGGGCGGCCTTCTTCGCGATCGCCCGGAACGCCTTGGTCCGCTTCGCGCTCGGATTCGCGATCGCTTGGATCTCGTCCCCGACGATGACCGACCACGGAATCGAGAGAAGCTCTTCCTTCCACGAGTCGAGGATGTCCCAATTGATGAAGTAGGTATAGCCGTTCGGATCGAGACGGCTCGGCTTCTTCCCGGCCAGGACGCGCGATCGCTCGAGCTTCCCTTCCGGAGTCCGAACCCATTTACAGAACTCGCGATGCCACTGCAGCTTTGTCGAGGCGGTCGTCACGATGAGGACCGGCCGCTTCTCCGGGAAGGCCGAGAGATAGGCGAGGGCCTGAACGGTCTTTCCGAGCCCCATCTCGTCGCCGATCAGGACGCGACCTCCGTTATGGATCGCGAACTGAATCCCGTCTTTCTGGTACTCGCGAAGCTCGAGCCCTTCGGGGATCCGCAACTCCGGAAGCGGAGTCTCGCGCCAGGGCTCGGTCCCCGGCTCGATCTCTTCGGGCTCCGAGGCTTGCTCGAATAGCGAGGCGGGAAGCTCAAAGCCGCACCGCGCGAGAGTCTCGATCGTCTCGTCGGTCGGCGGCATAGTCCAGAGCTTCGTCCCCGGATCGAAGGTCCGGACCGGGAGAGCTTTGATCGCCGAGAGGACCTCTCGGAAGTCCGAGCCGGTGAACTTGACCGAAAGCTCTCGAGATCCGGGATTCCAGAAAACGCGCTTCACAGCTTTAGCTCCTTTCGCAGATGAGCGACCTCCGTCTCGGGGAGGTCGCCCGGGTCCGAGTCGCCGATCTCGACGATTTCCACATAGCGACCGAGAGCCGCAAGGGAAGCGGCCGCCGCTCGGGCTTTCGACTGAGCTTCGCTCTCGGAGTCAAAGAGGATAAAGACCTCGAGCCATCGGGCCGCTTCCCGGATCTGGTACGGAGTAAGGGCCGTCCCGAAGGACGCGACCGCTCCGGGGCCGATCCGCCAAACGTCGGTCGGTCCTTCGACGATCAAGACCCGAGAGCCGGGAACGTCGTCGGCCGCGTAGAGTATCCGCTTGTAGTCGACGACCGACTCTTCGATCGGAGGGCCGAGATAGCGGATCGGATGGCGGCCGGTGATATCGCGAGCTTGGAAAGAGACGCATTTACGATTCCGGTAGATTGGGAGGACGATCCGATTCTTGTAGCGGCCGACCGGTCCGACGCCTCGCAGCCGGTAGCGCTTCTCCAAGTCATCGGGATCGAATCGACGACTCTCGAGATAGGCTCGATGGTCCTTATCGAGCGGACCGCCGGGGAGGTCGACTTTTCTCGCCTTCGGCTCCCGCTTCCGGTTCATCGCTCCGGCGAGCGCTCCCCGGCTCGAGTGTCGGAAGATGAGGTCTTTCGCGTCGACTCGCGAGAGCCCGGTCAAGCGCCGGACCGCGATATCGAGCCGGTGGCCTCCGCACTTCCAGCAGTGGTAGTAGCCTCCGGCCAAGTTGAATCCGCCGTGGGAAGACGAGTCGGAGCAGAACGGGCACTGGACGTTGACCCATCCGGAGGTCGTGTTCGGCCCTTCGGTGTAGTAGGGTATCCGGTATTCGCGGAGGAAAGAGATCGCGTCGAAGCTCATCGCTCTCGCCTCCTCTTGTGACGCTCGTTCTCGCTGCGAGTCGCCCACTCGAGATTCTCGATCCGGTTATTCCGCGTATCGTAATCGATATGGTTGACCTGCGTAGCCTCCGGGTCGCCGGGAGCCGGGAGAAAAGCTTCGGCGACAAGCCGGTGAACGAGCCTCGAAAAGCGGGACCCGTCCCGATAAAGAACGACCCCAAGATATCCGGCCGAGCGCCCACGGGCCGATGGTCGAAGAACGCCTCCTCGTCCCCGGACCCGGCCTAAGGTCGAGACCGCGTATCCGTCGAATCCCGGGATCGGAGCCCATCGCTCGGCTCGCTTCATTCTTTGTATCCTGTCATCTCGAGAAGCTTCCGGGATTCCTTCTGCGCGGAGTCGACCAAGGAGTTGGTCGCGAGCCGGATCTTCTCGGAGATGTTCTCGGCTCCCCCGCGGACCTTCGCGACGAAGGCTCGAAGCTCCTGGTTCTCCGACCGGAGTGAGTCGTTGTCGAGCTTGAGCCGATCACGCTCGTGTCGAAGCTTCTCCAGATCGCGGACGATCTCCTTCGGGGCTTCGCTCTTTCCGACCGCGCGGCCGGAGAAGAAGCCGGAGAAGAAGCCGAGCGCGATTATCGGCGTGAGGGCGAGAGCCAAGAACGCAAGGGGAAGGACGGGATCGAGTCGATCCCAGAAGAGTAGCCAACCGCTCATCTAAGAGCCTCCTTAGAGAGGTCGGCCACCCGAGAAAGACGGCCGACCTCTCTGAGGACTATTATACAGGAAGGGCGAAGGGATCGGGAGAGCGGACCCACCAGTCTTTCGCTTCGCCCCAAGCTCGCTCGGTCCGCTCGGGATCCCATCCGAGAGTCTCGCGGACGGCGGCCTTCGATCCGGCCTTGTAGCTTCGCCGGTTCGGATCGTAGAAGTCCCCGCTCGCCGCGCGAAGGACGATCTCGCGCGCGTCATCGGAAAGCTCTTCGGCCGCGAAGGCCAAGCGGTCGATCGCCGGGAGGCCGGGAGCATAGGTCGAGTCTCCGGGCTCGATCGAAAGCGGCTCGAGCTTCGAGATCCGCCGGACCTCTCGATAGGAGATCGGCCAGCCGAGCCGTCGCATCGACGATCGAAGGAAGGTCGAGAACGAGGCTTGCTCGCTATCGTAGCGCTTGAGGGCTTCGCAGAAAATGAGGTAAGCCTCGGAGCGTACTTCTTCGAAGTCGAGCCGGTAGCGCTTCGCGTAGCGCCATGCTTCCTTGTCGATCATCCGCTCATACTTTCGGAAGGCCGCGGTCGAGTTCACGAGATGGCCTCCTTCCGATAGGCGATCCAATTCCCCGAGTCGATCCGCGGTCCTTCGGTCAGTATCGGGGCGACCGCTTCGAAGAGGCCGCCGGACCGATTGGAGAGCGAGACCGCTGAGACGAGGGCGTAGAAGTGAGGAGTCCCTTCGATAACGCAGAGCGCTTCGAGAGTCGGCCGGTCGACTTCGTAGACCTCGACGACGATCTCTCCGGGGCCGGGGGCGGCCGCCGGAAAAGCTCCGGCATCGAACATCTGGTATCCGCGAATCCGATCTTCCCCGAGAAACTCGCTTCCTTCCAGAACGTGGTGGCGGGGCTCTCCACGTCGCAGAGTCCCATAGACGAATACGGTGTAGGTCATCTTTGCTCTTCTCCTACCGTCCGAAGTTTTGCGGGACCGCTCCCGCGCGGACTTAAACTGGAGAGCCCGATAGGTCTATAGACCTATCGGACTCCGGCCGGGATTCTCGGCCTTCCCTTAGCGTCCTATACCGAGAGCCATCTCCAGGTCGTTCGCATCGAGTGGGCGTGGCGCTCGATCGCTTCTTCGTCGATATCGACTCCGACCGCTTCGACGTTGTCGGCCGAAGTAAAGAAGCGCTCGCCTTCGACCGTCTCGAGACCGACTCGGTTCCCCCGAGAGAAGCGATCCGGCCCGAACCAGAAGACCCGGCCTTTCGTTCCCTTCGGGATTTTCCGGCCGCGAACTACGACGACATTCCGCCCGATCTTCGGTAGCTTCGCTTCCCCGAGCGCTCGGAGCCGCATCGCCGAGAGAAGATTCCGCTCGTTGAAGCGAGCCGCTTCTTCGATAACTTCTTCGGTTGCGTCGACCGAAGCTCCGTTGTTGTAGGTCCATCCGCGAGTCGTCGCATACTCGACGTGCTTGATCTTCTTCTCTTCGGCGTCCCACACGATCGCATAGAAGTCCGAATCGTCGTATCCGTTGCGCTCGTAGGTCGCAAGGACTGCTCCCTTGTAAGTTTCCGAAAAGATCGGCTCTTCGCCTTCCCGATGTCCGCCGACTTGTATCCGTATCATCCTTAGCTCCTCTCGATCGGACGATTCTGAGGGAGTCGTCCCCGGTATTCGACGATCTTGTCCTGCAGCCGGGCCGCGTCCTCTCCCGCGCGAAGGTAATCGAGAAGGGGCCGCTCGCGCTCGACCCAGGAAGTCACGTTTCGATTTCGGTCGATCTTCTCGAGAAGCTCGACGGCCGTCACGTAGGCGACTTCGATTTTGTTCTCCGCTTCGATCCGACTCCGACACCGCTCGCAAAGGATTGGTCCGTCCCAATCTTCGATCGAGTCCTTGTCGACCGTCTCGGCGCAATCGACGCAAATCGGATCGACGGCGGAACCGTTGATAGCGTCCCGGATAAGCTCGATCTCGTCGGCTGCGGCGATAAGACCGTCCGCTTCGCCTTCGTGGTATCCGTCGAGTTGCTGGATATTAGCAACCTGATTGGCTTTCCCCCGGAGTTGCGCTTCAAGCTTCCGGAGTCTTTCTTCGATTTGCGGACCTGTCATCTTCATCTCGTACTCTCCTACCGTACCTGTTTCTCTCGGTTACCAGCTAAGGTGAACGTCTTTCGTCGGCCGGGTCACGAAGCCGGAACCGGAACCGTAGGTGATCCGCCGAGGATTCGATACGAGAGGCTTCGCCGGAAGGGCGCTTCCCTGCACTTCGTCTGCGAAGGGACCGCCCCGCCAAAGCCGCTTTCTCTTCGGGGTGCTGCTCTTCTTCGTCGTCTTGCTCTGCTTCATCTTAGGACCTCCTACCGTCCGTCGTTCTTACTTAGTATTATAGCCCTTTCTCGAAAGATGTCCAGCATTTTCGCAAAAAACTTTCGAGATTTTTTCGAGCGAGAAAGCTCTGGACTTCCCGGCTCTCCGGGTTTACTATAGGACCCGGAAGGCTTGGGGAACCTTCCGAGGAGGCCACGCAGGGTGAAAAGTCGACTACTTGAATCGGAATTGATAGCCCCTCCGACGGGCCGGGTAAGCGAACCGAACTGCGTGCGGATCGCTGCAGAGCTTCCCCGCTCGCCTGTCCCGTCGGAGGGGCTTTTTATGCACTGAGGAGGAGGAGAAGGGATGATTTATCTATTAGGGGACGAATCCGGGCGAGTGAAGGTAGGCTATGCGGCTTCCGAAAAGCTGAGGGATTTGGAGGGGAAGGGATGAGCATTCGCCGATCTTTCTTGGGCTACTCTCAACGGGAGTTTATCGCTCTCGGCCTCGACTATACCGATATCATCCTGCTGACTTGGCTTACCGATTTTGCATTCTCGGGAAAGATGAAAACTCGAGATGTCGAGATAGACGGGGAATCCGTCCGGGTCTTTTGGGTCGCCTACAAGAAGGTCCTCGCCGATCTTCCGGGGCTCTCGGTCCGAACCGCCGATGGGATAGGACGCCGGTTCAAGAAGCTTGTTGAGAAGGAAGTCCTCGTCTCCTATACGCTGAAGACCAAGAAAGGAACTTTCGTCTTTTACGGAGTAGGACCGGCTCACGATTCGATGAAGTTTTACGGCGGGGACGATGACGACGATCTCTCGGAAGAGGCTATCCCGACTCCCCCGGCGACCGATTCCGTCCCTCCGTACCCACCCGACAAAAAGTCGGGTGCGCACCCGATCCTACCCCAAAACCCACCCGACTCGGCTCAAACCCACCCGACAAAAAGTCGGGTGCGCACCCGACGAAAAGTCGGCTCGGATAGACGGTTAACGGAGGATAGACGGTTAACCGTTTCTTACGAAACGGGTACTGCTCCCCCGCTCGCGGCTTCGCCGCTCGACGGGGGAGACAGTCTTGGTCTTTTAGAGGAGAAGGCTCCTATAACCGAAGCCGATGAAAGGCTCGCCCATTTCGTCGGACGGCTACCGACCGGGATCTTCTCACTCCCGAAAGCGCCTACGGCGCAAGGGGAGGAGAGCAAGGTCTGGAAGCGGACCAGAGGCCTATTCGCCGATATCGAGGCGGGCCGGGTCTCCTCGGCGTGGCGCCTACGGCGCGGAGCCTTTGGAGATGAAGGGGCGGCCGTCGCCGCTTTCGCCCACTCGCTTGACGGCGGCCGCTCCGCGGCCGAGGTCGATGAGCTGGTGATGTCGGCCGCGCTCTGGTACAAGGCCGGGATCGAGTCCGGATCGTTCGACCGAAAGCGCGGGCCGAAGTCTCTCGCCGATTTTCTCTACTCGCCCAAGAACCCGAACGGACCGGGCGGGGAGCTATCGTGGTTTCTCTACTGCGCGATGCGGGCCGAATCGGAAAAGCTGCGGTCGGTCTCCGGAGAGCCGGTCGAAGCCGGAGGATGGCGCTCCCTACCGAAGAAGATCCGGTCCCGGATCGGAGAGACGACTCTCACGCGCTACGACTGGAGCGAGCGGGAGACCCGCGACTATCGGGCCGCGACGGCCGCGATCTGGTATTGGTGGAAAGCCTCTCGCGCCGACATCCGCCGGTTCCACGAGCTTCGCGGCTCGGAGGCCTTCAACGAGATCCGCTTCGGCGGCTTCGCGACGCTCACCGATTGGCTCGACGACTTCCTGCGATCGCGGATCAACTACGCTCCGTCGCAGATCGCTCCGGGCGGAAAGCTCTGGGCCGCTTTCGTCGATTGGGTCTTCGAGGAGTTTCGCATCTATCTCGAGCCCGACGAGCAAGACTGGAAGGACGCCGAGAAGCGGGCTCGCCGCCGGGAGCGGGAGGAGAAGCGCCGGGCCGAGAGGCCGGTCAAAGAGCCGCTTCCGCCCGAGGCGATGGAAATGGCGAACTCGCTGTTTTGGTTCTGCGACATGGGCCAGAGCGATGCGTGGGAAGAAGCTCGCCGCCGCTACGAAGCCGGAGAGCGGGAGATACCGCTCGAAGAACTCGATCGTCGCCGGGCCGAGATCGACCGGCTCTCGCGCGAGCGTGAGCGCGGAGTGCAGGCCTCGTAATGTATAATAGGGCGATGGCGAAAACATCCGGAAGGATAACGAGCGCCGGGAGCGAGAAGCTCAAGCGGCATATCCGCTCGATCTGCGCGGCCTACTACCGGCGGTTCAAGGGCTTCCCACCTTTGGACTGGCTGGCCCGCCGGACGCGGATCTCGCGCGGGGAACTGATCTCCCTTCTCACCGAACTCCAACGCGAAGGGGACCTCAAGCGCGACGGCTCTTCCTACGCTCTCACCCATCCGCCGGAGCCGGTCCGCAAGGAAGAGCCCGAGGAGCCGGATTCCGAGCCTGAGACGAAGCCGGATCCCCCGCCGACGGGAAAAACGCCGATCGAGACGCCGCCGAATCGCCGAGATCCGGGCGAGAGCGCCCCGATTTCGCGCGAGGAGCCTCCAGGACGTGTATCGGAACGTCCGGAGCCGGAAAAACGCGCCTACGGCCGTTCTCGCGCGTCTGAGGGGCGGTGGGATTCGGTAGTTTTCTGGGGATTGCGGATCGCCCTTCTCGCGGTCGGCCTCGGAGCGGCCTCGCTCTCGGTCTACTTCACGCGAGTGTGGCTCCTGGACTTCCTCTCGCCTTTCCGCGCGGCGCTACTCTCGACGTTGATGGTCGTCTTCGCCGCGAGCGCCTTCGAGGTCGCGGTCTTACTGTGGCGAAGGCGAGCGTACATCCCGGTGGTGATCTTCGCGATTCTCTGGGCGATCGTTACCGGCTTCTCGATGTTCTCGACCGTCGGCGGGCAGTTTTTCCGCTACCGAGTGACCGCCTCGGCCGAAGCGGCCGCCGAGCGGATCTCGGTCGCCGCGACGACGCGGACCCGGCTTCTGTGGGAAACGCTCACCGACGAAGAGGCTTCGCTCGAGCGCGAAGAAGCGCAAAGGCGGGCCGAGATCGACGGCTATCTCGAGATCCTCTCTCAATTCGACTCGGCGGACGTGGCCGGGGAGAGACGGCAGGACTATCTCGATGCGCAGTGGCGACGGGTCCTGGCCGAGAGACGGCTCGCGGAGATCCGAGAGCGGCTCGCGGAGATCCGCGCGGAGAAGCGGGACTTTCTCTCTCAGGCGGCCGAAGCCGAAGCCGAAGAGACCGTCGAAGCCGAGCCGCCGGGATTCTACGCTTGGTTGGCGGCCGCGACCGGAGGCCGGGAGGAGTCGTGGGCGTTCTGGAGCTTTCTCGCTCCGGCTATGCTTATCGATTTGCTGTGCCCGATCGCCCTCGCGGCCGCCTTTTTCATCGACCGACGGGAGGAAGAGACGAATGAGTGATTTCACGAAGGACGACGCGGAAGAGATCGCCTCGATGGTCTCTCCGATCGTCGAGCTTCTGAAAGTCTTGGAGCCGATCGCCGACTTCGAGAAGTGGGGAAGGGCTCTCCAGCTTATGCGCGGGAATACCTCGAGGCTCGAAGCCTTTCCGTGGCCCGCGACCCAAAACAAGGCGGTCGAGATGGCTCGCGAAGAGCGGACCTTCAAGGCGCTCTTCGATCTCTTCCGGGTCTACCGGGAGTGTCGGACCGAAGCGGCCGCCGGTCCTCGGTTCCTCGACGATAGCGATATCCTGCGAAGGCTCGGACTCGGATGAAGCCGGGCGATCTCGATATCCCGGTCCCGAAGAGGACCCGACGGCGGACGTGCGGGCCGCAGTGTTGGAACGCCAAGGGCGATACGTGTCACTGCGTTTGCGGGGGAAAGAACCACGGCTCTCTCGCCGCGAGCGATCCGAGAGAAGGCGAGGGGGAGATTGAAGGAGAAGAGAATGCTGATCTATGAGAGAGACGGAGTCGAGGCCCATCACGGGGAGACGCGAGAGATTCTCCGCAGCCTTCCCGACCGGTCGGTCCACGTCGTCGTGACGAGCCCTCCCTACTACGGGCTTCGGGATTACGAGATCGAGCCCTCGATCTGGGGCGGGGATCCGCTTTGCGCGCATCGGTGGGACGGCGACTCGACGAGCTTCTTCTGCGCCGAGTGCCGAGCGTGGCGCGGGTTACTCGGGCTCGAGCCAACGCCGGATCTCTACGTTGAGCATCTCATCGAGGTCTTCCGGGAGATCCGACGAGTCCTTCGCGACGACGGGACTCTTTGGCTCAATCTCGGGGACTGCTACAACGCGGCTGGGCGGACCGGATATGGGACTCAAGTCGGAGCGAAGCAGGGGACGAACCGGGCGAGCGCTCTCGGGCTCGACTCGGCCCGCGCCTACGCTCCGGACCTCAAGCCGAAAGACCTTATCGGAATCCCGTGGCGAGTGGCCTTCGCCCTCCAGGACGACGGGTGGTACCTGCGCCGCGATCTCGTTTGGGAGAAGCCCAACGCCATGCCCGAGAGCGTGAAGGACCGGCCCTCGACCGTCCACGAATACATCTTCATCCTCTCCAAAGGCGAGCGCTACTACTACGACGGGTATCCGATCCGCGAGCCGCTCGCCGAAGGCTCGATCGCGCGGATCAAAGAGAAGAGCTTCTCGATCCAGAGCGGAGGCTCAAAGGACTACGACCGCTCCCAGGGCGGTCATCCGCGATCGACTCGCCGGGCCATAGAAAACTTCCGGGATGCTCTGGAGGAGAAGGGCTTAGAGATCGGACGCAACTCGCGCTCGGTCTGGTCGATCCCGACCGAGCCGGAGCCCGCCGCGCACTTCGCGGTCTTCCCGCGCGAGATCCCTCGCCGGGCGATCGCCGCCGGAAGCTCTCCCTACGTTTGCGCCGCTTGCGGGGCTCCCTACCGGAGAGTGACCGACGAGCTCAAGGCGAAGGGATCAACCTCGAAGACCGTCGGGCGAAAGCGGACCGAGCAAACCTCCGGCTACACTTTTCCGGAGATGAAGGGATGGGCCGCTTCGTGCGATTGTGGGGCTCCGGTCGGAAAGGCGGTTGTCCTCGATCCCTTCGCCGGGAGCTTCACGAGCGGGGCCGTCGCGGTCGAAGGCCACCGGCGATTCATCGGGATCGATGCTTCGAAGAAGAACGTGAGGGAGATCGGAGTCCCGAAGATGTTCGGAGCGGCCGAAGGTCTTCTCGCCGAGACGATCGAAGAGATCATGGAGGGATTCTAAGGATGGGGCGATTCTCGGAATACGTAGCCTCTCTCGAGGCCGAGCGCGATCGGCTGCGGGAAGAGAATGCTCATCTCAAGAAGCGGCTATCGCAAGCGGGCCGTGAGGCGCATATCGAGATCGGCCCGGGAAGCGAGCCGGACGAGCGGCCCGGCTATCCGGCGGTCCGCGGGTACCACTACTTCATCGAAGGCGGAAAGAGCTTCTGCCTTACCTGCGCCGCTTACGCCCTGGGGCAAGCGCGGCCGGTCGTCGTGGGAGTCCGGGGCGTTTTCTCGTGCTCGATCTGCGGCAGAACGTTCTGAGAACCGCCGCCAAACCACGGTCTACCGGCTTGGAATTGAGTGAAAACGTGGGTATAATCGACTCATAAACCGATGAGCACCCAAGTAACGATCCCGGACCTATCCGACCCAACGCTCAAGCGAGTTTCGACTCCGGTCGTCAATCGCCTCGCCCCCGAGAGCCTTCGTGCTTTACGCCATAACGGGGGAATCAACATCCGCGCGTATCGGTTCATCGTCCTCTATGCGGCGATGGGATTCACGAGCGCCTCGAGAGCTTACCGACTGGCCGGATACAAAGCTCGCTCGGAGTCGACCGCCGGGACGGCGGCCTCGATGCTTCTCAATAACCCGAGTATCCAAAAGGCTTTACGGGTGATCCTCGAGGAGTGGACCGAGCCCTACAAGGCCCGGGTCGAAGCGGTCCTCATGGACAAGTATCTACGGCGGGCCACCTACGACATCGCCGACTTCGTCCACGACGACGGCTCGATCGTTCCGCTCTCGGATATCCCGAAGGAGTGGCGCGAAGCGGTCATCGACGGGATGGAGGTCCGCTACTACGGAGGATCGACCAACCTCCGCAAAGTCCTCACCTATAAACTCGCCTCCCGCGACGACGCGCTGAAAACTCTGGCCCGCTACATCGAGTGGATCTCCGGCGATACCGTTCTCCCGGTCCAGGTCGATCCGGAGAAGCGAAAGACTCTCGAGAACATCTTCTCGAGGAACGGCCATGACGGACTCTCGGTCGTCCGCTCTTCGGGCGACTCGAATTAGAGCCGAAAGGAATATCTCTATGTCGAAAGAGAAGATACCGGACGGGCCGAAACTTCCTCGGGGAGAGCGCTACCGAAGACGGGCCAAGCAAGCCGAGGCTGATGCGGCCGCTCTGGCTGCCGCTTTCATTAGCCTCTGGGGAAAACTGACCGACGAAAAAGAGACCTTCGTAAGCTATAGCCAAGGGATTACGCGGATTGAGGAGATCATCGACGGTAAGGACGCGATGATCGCCGCGCTACGCGCCGACCTCTCCCGGACGAAGGAAGAGGCGATGCTCGAAGTCAAGCGGGCCCAGGACGTTACCGACGCGATGGAGAGGGCTGGGGCCGATACGCTAAAGGCTCTGCGGAAGGCCAACGGGCGGATCGTGAAGCTCGAGAAGGCCCAGCGAGTCCTCGAGACGATCGTCGACGAAGCGGTCGAAGAAGGATGCGAGGGGCTCGATACGGTGCGGTGCGAATTGATCCAGAAGGCCCGCGAAGCCCTCGGGAAGGAGTGACCGATGAAGATGAGTGACGACGATCTCGCGGCGATGTTTACCTACCATCCGCCCGGACTTTCTCGCAAGGTCTCTCACGAGAGAATCCGGCAGGCGGCCCTCGCCTTTGCGCGGACGGTGAATAAGGAGTGCCCGGACTCGCGGGAGAAGTCTCTCGCGATAACGCATATCCAGACGGCTTCGATGTTCGCCAACGGGGCTCTCGCGATCCACGGGGAGCGCAAGTCGTGACGACGCGCCGGGCTTTCCGACGGATGAGAGCGGCCGGGCGGGAACTCGCCCAGGTCGTGGCCCAGGAGCTACATCTCGGGCTCTTCGTCGGGCTTATCGCTCTCGCGCTCGAGGCCTTCCGCAACCGCGGTCGCGGGCGAGCGTAACCCGGGTTACGGTCGAAGTGTCGAGCGCGATCGCTTCCCCTACCATCTCGATCCCTTTCGACGATCCCTCACCAGGGAATCCCTACGGCTTCCGGCTCGAGCATCTGATCGCGATTCGGGAGCAGCCTCACTTACTCGGCCATCTCGCCGGTAAGACGCTACTGACCCCGATCCACTCCGATTGGATTCTTTACCTTTGGGATCCCGACCGACTCGAGGACCGGTGCCTTCGAGCCCATCGGGGAGCGTATAAGACGACCGGGTGCTCCCTCATCGGCCCGGCTTGGTGGCTACTCTTCAACCCGGACGATCGGATTGGGATTCTCCGCAAGCTCCGCAACGAAGCGTGGGCGCTCGCGAAGACGATCGACGATCTGATCACCAAGAATCCGGTCGTCAAAGCTCTCTTTACCTTCGCCCATGGCAAGACGCCGAAGACGGTAGTCCGCGACGGCTCCCACGGGCAGATCCGCTTCAGCTTCAAGGAGACCGATACGCCGGAGGGGAGCCTAAACGCCTTCGGCTGCGACTCGGCTATAACCGGGACTCACCTGGACAAGTTCATCGGCGACGACTTCGTGACGCTCAAGGACCGGATCTCCCGGGCCGAGCGCGAGCATACGAAGGAGATGGTCCGGGAGATCCGGACGAATATCATCGATCCGGGAAAGCCGACCGCGTGGACCGGGACTCCGTGGCACGAAGACGATGCGTGGACCGTCCTTCCGGCGGCCAAGGACTATCCGTGGCGGGAGACCGGCATCTTCTCCGAGGACGAGATCGAGCGCCGCCGGGCTTCGACGACTCGCTCGCTCTTCGCGGCCAACTACGAGTTGAAGATCGAGGCCGACGAAGGGGCGATCTTCAAGGACCCGCTTTTCGAGCCCTGGAGCTTCCGCGGAACTCGGCCGGTCGCCCATCTCGACGCGAAGTGGGGCGGGGACCATACGGCCGCTCTCTCGTTTCTCCACCGGCGGCCCGACAACTCGCTCGCCGGGACCGGCTTCGTCTTCCGGGAGAACGTCAACGACCGGATCGAGTGGATCGTCGAGAAGTGTAAGCACTACCGGGCGAGGCTACTCTACGTCGAGACGAATCCGGATAAGGGGTGGACGGCCTCGGAACTGCGGAAGGCGGGGCTCACGGTCCGGCCCTACGCCGAGACGATGAACAAGGACGTGAAGATCCAGAGCTATCTCAAGAAAGCGTGGGGCTCCATCTATTGGGACTCTCTCCCGATCGGGCAGGACGAAGAGATGCGAGACGAATACCTCTCGCAGATCCTCGACTATCGGGAAGGGGAGATCCCGAACGACGCGCCGGACTCGGCCGCGAGCCTGATTCGCCAAGCGAATCTCGTTTCCGTAACGGCCGACGATCCGCTATACTCGGCTTAAATGATGGGCTTCCCTTTCGACGGACCGGCGATTATGCGGGCTCTCGCGAACATCGATCTCATGATTCGGGAAGCCGGGCGGCGGGGAGTCCACCGGAGAGCCTATGAAGTCCTTCGGATCGATCTCGAGATTGACGGAAGGCCGCAGGTCGTCCTTTGGACCTTCGGGCGAAACTAAGGAGGAGCGGATGAGCGACGAAAGGGCCGAAGCGGTAAAGCGGGTCACCGACGAGGCGAAGAGACTCGGAGTCGACGGATGGGTCAACGCGCTCATCGGGCTTGGGCGGAAGAACTACGACAAGAGTCTCGGAGGGAGCTTCGAACTCTCGGAGGTCCTCTCCGAAGACCTACTGACCCAACTCTATATTGGAGACGGGCTCGCGAAGAAGATCATCGACTCGATCGCCGATGACGCGACTCGCCGGTGGTTCTCGGTCGACGGAGATGTCGACGGGAAGGTCGAACTCGAGCTTGAGCGGATCGGACTGCAGAACGCGGTGAACCGGGCCATCAAGTGGCAACGGCTTTACGGCGGGAGCCTTATCGTTATGGGGCTCCGCGACGGGATGGACCTCAACCGGCCGGTGGCCCGGACGATCCGCGGGATCGATTGGCTGCGGGTCTACTCGGCGGCCGAGACGCAGATCACGCTCGCCGATCTCTCTATGGACCAGAAGTCTCCTTACTTCGATGACGTCGAAGTCTACCGGATTTTCCCGACCGCTCGGGAGCCGATCGAGGTCCATCACTCTCGGTGCCTGGTCTTCAAGGGCGATCCGCTCCCGCGCGACCAGATATCCCGAAGCCTCGAACTCGACTCGTGGTATTGGGGGCTCTCGGAGGTCCAGCCGATTTGGCGGCGGCTCTCCCACTTCGGCCAGATCGAGCAAGGAGTCGTCAATATCCTTCTCGAGTTTGTCCTCTCGATCTACAAGCTCTCGAATCTCCGGGAACTTCTCGCCGAAGGAAACGACGCGGCTCTCTACCGGCGGATGGACATAATCCAGGCCTCGAAGTCGATCATCAACGGAGTCCTTCTCGGCGAGGACGAGGACTTCTCGCGGAACATGGCGACCGTGGCCGGAGTCTCGGACGTCCTCGACCGGTTCATGATGCTGATCTCGGGGATCTCCGGGATCCCGGTCACGCGGCTCTTCGGTCGGTCTCCGGCCGGGGAGAACGCGACCGGCGAGAGCGATCTCACGAACTACTATGACGAGGTCGCCTCGCTCCAGCGTAACTGGCTCACTCCGTCGATCATGCCCGCGATCCGATATGTGAACTCCTATGCGGCGAATATCCCGGACTCCGATCTCTCGATCGAGTGGCGGGCGCTCCAGGAACCGACCGAGAAGGAGACTCTCGAGATGCGAGGGAAGCAAGCCGAGATCGACGAGCGGTACATCAATCTCGGAGTTATGGACTCGGCCGAGGTCCGGGAGCTTCGCATCGAAGGCGGCTACTCGTTCAAGATGGAGGTCGAAGGGGAATGAACGCGGTCCGGTCCCTCAAGGGAGGGCGACGAAAGTGACGGGACTCCGAAAGCGCCCCGGCCGGATCTTCCGGGGAGACCAAGCCGAAGAGCTTTTCGTCGAGCTTCTCGCCGCTCGCCGCCGGGCGATGGGCGAAGCGAACCGGCGAAAGCAAGCGGCGGCCCTGCGCCGGTCTTCTCCCCCGTGGCTATATCCGGCCGCGACCGAGAGCCGCTACCGAAACCAGATCCGCGAGTGGCTCCGGCAGATCACGCGGCCCGCGGTCGAAGATGTATCGGAGAACATCGAGGGATGGGTCGAGGAAGTCGGGATTACCGACTCGGCCCGCTCCGACCAATTCGGCCCCGAGGTCGCCTCGCTCATAGAGCGGCTCAACGGGCTCCATACCGATCTCTTCGTCGATGGTCGGGATTCGATCGTTTCCTTTCTGACGTCCATCGGCTTCGTCGTGTCGGACTTTAACAAGGGCCAATCCGATAAGCTGCGCCGCCGGGTCCTCGGAGAGGACTTCTCGAGCGAAGAACTCTGGGAGTTTGACGAGATCGATTCGTGGGCCGCGACCAACCACGATCTGGTCTCCAACGCATCCGAGGAGTTTATCCGCAAGACCAATACGCTCGTGCGCGACGGAGTCTTCTCGGGCCGAACGGCGGCCGCGATCCGCGAGGACATCCAGAAGCTCGACCATACGATCTCTCGAAGCCGGGCGGCCCTTATCGCTCGGGACCAAGTCGGGAAGCTCAACGGCCGCCTTACTCAGCGCCGTCAACGGGACGTTGGGGTCTCGTCCTATATCTGGCGGACCGCGCTCGATGAGCGAGTCCGGGGGAGGCCCGGGGGCCGCTATCCGAACGCGATCCCGAGTCACTGGTCGATGGAAGGGATGTACGGGCGGTGGGATAATCCGCGAGTCGTCTCCGACGATGGGCGAGAGTTTCGGCCGAAGTCTCCGGATATGCCGATGGCCCATCCGGGAATGGAGATTCAGTGCCGGTGCGCCGCGATCCCGAATTGGGACCCGATACTCGAAGCGGCCGACCGGGCTATCGCCGAGGGCGGATAGGAGGAGAAGATGAGCCAACCATACGAACGACGGAAGGCGACTGCGTGGGACCGGCTGCGGAAGATCGCGAAGGCTCCTCCGCTCCATGACCCGACGACGACCGAGGCGCTCGCGATCGCTCTCGTCGATCTCAAGGACCGGCTCGATGCGATCGGATTTCGGGACCGTAGACTACGGCTCGACGCGATCGCCGACGAGATCGATCGGAGAAACAGAGAAGTCCCGGGGGAAACGTGGCCCCCGGCTAAATACCGGTATTGAAGGAGGGAGGGACCGATGAAAGGGATCCCCGACACGCTCTTCCACTACGTCAAGAACGAGTGCGAGAGCGTAGACTACGGAACGGTGCGGATCGAGATCAACTCCAACCGCGGAGAGGTCGATGTCGTCACCGAGCGCCGGGAGCGGTTCCCGCGCGAGAAGAAGGCCGAGAAAGAATCCGGCTCGCGCGAGACCCGCCACGGATAGGGCTCGATTCGCTTCCGATCGAGCCTTCGCGTTTTTAGGGTTGATCACCGGCCGAAGTCGCGCTAAGATATAAGCCACGACAGCTTTCTAAGGTCAACGGATGAACCGACGGCCGCCGGATCTCCCCTATTTTGGGGACGAGAAGGCGGCCGTCGCCTTTTTAGGGAGAGGAAAAAGCGAATGGGTCTTGAGCGATATTTCAAGGGAGTCCGATCGGACGACTTCGATCTCGAGATCGCCTCCGGGCGGATCTCGTCGATCGCTCCGATCTTCAAGTTTGGGGAGAACCCGGCTATCGGCTCGGGCGGTGGGTATGAGACGATCTGGGACGGTGGAGGGCTATACGCTTATCCGGGAGTTGCAACCGCGATGACCGCCTCCTCCTCGAGCGGAGATGATACCTCCCCCGCCGGGGACGGAGCCCGGACGATTCGAGTCTTCGGTCTCGATGAGCAGTGGAGATGGATCGTCCAGGATGTAGCGCTCGACGGGACGACTCCCGTCTCTCTTCCCACTCCTTTGCTTCGGGTCTTTCGCGCTTTCGTCCTGACCGCCGGAAGTAACGGGGCGACCGCCGGGACGATTTACGTCGGTAGTGGAGCGGTCGCCGCCGGAGTCCCCGCAGTGTCCTATGCCCAGATCCGTGGGGGAGCTACTCTTCGGAATCAGACTTTCATGAGCGTCTTTACGGTCCCTCTCGGGTGGACCGGCTACATCACGAATCTGGTCGCTACGATAGGGGACGATGTCGTGCTCAACGGGGCGGTGATCCTGACTCTCTTATCTCGGGATAACGAAGCCTCTCAGCCCTTCCAGGCTAAATGTCGCGCTTCTCTCTATAACGGCTCGATCGTCCGCCCTTTGCGGCCGTATCTCCGGATCCCGGAGAAGAGCGATGTCGAGGTCCGTGGAGACAACCTCGGGGCGAATGCAGTCGAGGTTCACGCCTGCTTCGACCTTCTTCTCGAGAAGAATAACTTCGACGTTCCGGATCTCTCCGGAGCCCCAGGATAAGGAGAATAGCGATGCCGCTTCCGAAGCCGAATCCCGGAGAGAACCAAGAAGCTTTTATCAGCCGATGCATGGA